TTAACACCTATATCTGTCTTAAGAGTTGTAGCCATATCAACAATAACATTTTGAATGTTAGACGGCTCGATATGGAATGTAGCTCGCCAGTTTCGTAGGTTTCGTACCTGATTCCAAGAATTTATTACCTCAACAAAATATTGAGGTCTATTGTATGCGGTGAAGACTAACTCAGATTTCATATTTTCTCCTTAACATTGCGTTGATCTTGCGCACATCCGCATCCAGATCCTTATCTAAATACATTTGATAGATACCTTTGTCTGAGAGATCTAACGAAAATGCACCAGAAAACTCGTAGCCTGCATCATGGCTAGCCTTCCCCGCCGCAGGGTGACGATGCTCAATAACAACATCGTCTAAGTATTTAATCCTATTCAATGCTTTACCTAGATCCAGCCAAAAATTATCTGCATACAAGTGGCTAAGCTGAGGAAGAGTCATGAAATCTAAAGTTAATGGGATATCTGCTGTCATGGCAATATGTGTAGGAATACTCTCACCTTGAAACAGATCATTGCCATAAACTAATCCTGATTGCATAGTTATCAGTTCACTAATGAATTTTTCATCCCAGCCTTTAGTGATTGGGAGATGGTCATCGCCCATGAAACCTACGGCAAAGCTGTAGACTTTACGTCTATCTGCAAGATAGCCCAGGTTAAGAGGGTCTACGAAGCCTCTTTTTGTTGGTCGTACGATAATCGGATCATCAACAAAAGGCCAATTTAGATACTCTGCAAGTTTGGGATCATCTTCTGATAAAATAAACAGTAAACGACTGTTTAATGTTACAGTCTTATAGAATACAGATTCTAGCTTTTGTGCATTATCAGGCCGACCTCGCGTAGGCACATACATAGTCAGATCGAATTCATTATCAGCTAGATTATTAGGGTGAAACAAAATCATCTCCTTAAAATAAAAGAACTACCTATGCGATTCTATCACACAGGTAGTTCTTTTAACTAATAGATATTTTTAAATCAGAGCGCTGTACGAAGTTCCTCAAGCTGCTCTGGAGTTAGAACATTACGTAGTGCTTCTGCTAGAGTAGGAACTCCAGCACGGCCTAGGGCATCTAGAACGGCATCAGCATTTTCTTCTGCTGAAGGTGCAGCAATAGCTGCTCGAATTGCTTCAACCTCGGCAGCATCAACGTCTACTCGCTCTCCGATGGCTGCTAATGCAGTAAGTGCCTGATTCACAAGAGTCTGAGTTACCTCATGCGGATTACGGCTTGGAGCGTAGCGTAGGATAGTTCCTGCTGGCTGCTCTGTGTTGCTATAAGGGTTCATTAGTCGGTAGTTCCAAACACCGGCTACAATCTTGTCGATATCTGCGGCTTCAAGTGCCATATCTTCAACCTCTTCTCTGTCTGTGCCTGTATACTCGGCTAGGGTCTCCCCTTTAAGAACGGACAAAATAGCTCTCATGGCATTCATGTCGTTCACATAGCGTCGTCTAATTTCTAGGTGAATATGCCATTTATGATCAGCAGTTGCTGTAGAAACTTTTCCGGTCACTACATCATATCGACCAGCATCACCCTGACCGTCCCACCCATTCCAGGCATTGATGTATTTCATGCGCCAGTCGGAGCTACGATTTTTCCAAGCTTCTCTTAAACGAATATGAGCCTTTTTCATATCTGCGGTGCTCATAGTCATGTCAATAGCTGAAGCTCGGTCAGATGGACCTAACCTATCATCAGGACGAATAACGGAGTAGTTAGAACTACTCTGATCTTGTCTGCTGATGTGGTACCCACCTCTAGCTTTGTGTGCTAGGTCACCTACGATGCCGGATAGCTGCGCAGAACCGTATAAATCTTCCCAATTTGCTGCTAGCCAATTTAAACTTGCTGTAGATAAAGTAGCCATGTATCTCCTCCTTTTCATCCTATAAATCGGCAGATATGCATAGGTTGACGTGCCAAAAAAGCTGTGGTAGTCTTGACGCATGCTAAACGAACTGGAAGTATTTCTCACATCTATGGAAGCTGTCTATTACTTTCTGTTTGTCGTAATTCCAGGAATCCTGCTACTGGCAGGAGCCTATAAGTACGACAACGCAAATGTAGGCACTACGACTAAGGAAGATAATGGCTGAAATTATTGTTTACGGCGCAAGCGATGATCTTATTGAGATCGAAGCTACTGATTTTCCTGACGAAGAATTTAATGTTGACTGTGACAACAGCTATCTCCTGGCAGTCTCAGACGGAACCGTACTGTGTGTACGCTACGATGAGGACGGCATTTGGAGATTCGTTCCTACTGTGGTAGGATCAGCTAACCTCGACATCGTGCATGGTTACGATGACGAACACTACACAGACCGAGTTACCCTGACTGGCGACAACCTACGATGGGTGGTGCTCGGCATCGAAATCGCCAAGTAAGGGAGTAACACCATGATGACCCCATATGCTGGCCTGTTCACTCAGGCTGAGCTAGATGAGATGGAAGCTCAGGGCTACGTTCGTTCGAACGAGCATCCTGATTTCTACGAGATGTGGATTCTCAACTACACCGAGAAGGCAGCATTCGAAGGTGTATGGAACAACGTAACTTTGAATTGCCGTGGTCTGATCGTAGACGCTTTCGGCAACATCATCGCACGTCCGTTCCCTAAGTTCTTCAACTACGGTCAGCCAGGTTGTCCTGAGATCAACTTGGATGAGCTGGCTGTCGTTTCTGACAAGATGGACGGCTCACTCGGTATCTCTTACCGAGGCCGTGATGGTAAGTACTACATTGCTACTCGCGGTAGTTTTACCTCAGACCAGGCAATCAAGGCTACCGAGATACTTCGTAAGAAGTACCCTGACTGGCAGCCTGCCGCACATCGTCACACCTACCTTTTCGAGATTGTTTACCCGGAAAACCGCATTGTCTGCAACTACGGCGATGTGGAGGATCTTGTTTTCCTGGGAGCTGTGAACATCGATACCGGGCAGAGCTACGACGCAGATTACGCTGACCTATTCTGGTGGACTGGTCCTAAGGCTGAGGTTTTTCCTTACGACACTATGCGCCAGGCCCTTGAGGCTGAGCCTCGTCCAAACAGCGAGGGCTTTGTAGTTCACCTGCTAGATTCTGACGTTCGCGTTAAGATCAAGCAGGAAGACTACATCGCTCTGCACAAGATCGTAACTGGTCTTAACGCACGTACTGTGTGGCAGGCCATGGTTGACGGTGCTGTTGATGAACTTATCGAGAAGGTTCCTGACGAATTCCATGATTTCGTTGAGGGCGTTATCGAAGACATCGACGGTGACGTTAACGAGTCTGTTATGATTGCTCACCGCGCCTACGATAGGATTCTAGCGAAGATTGGAGTAAACCCTTCCAAGAAGGACTTTGCTCTTGAAGCTAAGACTCACGCTATGAGCTGGGCTCTGTTCCAGCTATGGGACGGTAAGGATGTTCGCCGTGAATTTCTGAAGCGAGCAAAGCCAGCTCACGATTATTCACCTGTTAAGGTGTCTAACGATGCCGATTAAGCCTTTCCTCCATATACATTGGCATAAGTTCAGTCATATGGAGGAAAGGCTTAATCCAATTCTCCAAGCCTTTCTTATTTTTGCTCCAACTTGGATGACTCATTATGAAGTTAAAATCTACAAGTGTAGATGCGGACACATAAAGGAAATTATGTCATGAGAGTAGACCCTAGGAGTTGCACTCTGCTGAAGGGTGTGGTAGGGTCTACAGCATACGGGCTAGCCCATGAAGGTTCAGACCTTGATTATGCTGGTGTTTTCGCTGTTCCGACAGCGATGCTCTTCGGTCTTGACGCTCCTGATATTCACAAGGGCTTCAACACCAAGAACCCTGACACTCAGTTTTACGAGGCTGTACACTTTTGCAAGCTAGCTCTGGGCTGTAATCCTACTGTCCTTGAGTTGATGTGGTTGCAACATTATAATGTACGTACAATGTACGGTGATCAACTACTAGAGATCCGTTCTGCATTCCTGTCAGCTAAGGCAGTTAGGAGTGCATACTTCGGCTATGCTCAAGCTCAGTTGAACAAGCTACAGAACGATGAACGTTTCGATAAGCGAGCTAAGAACGCTCGTCACTTTGCAAGACTGCTATGGCAAGGCTCTAATCTGTACCGCACAGGAGAGTTGACAGTTAAGCTACCCGACCCTGATTACTTCTTCTCAATAGGAGAGGCAATAGCTAACGGAGCCATGATCCTTGCCAACGCAGAAGTGAAGGGTGCTGAAAAGATATTCAACGGACCTTCTGCTCTACCGGAAAAGCCGGATAGAGATACCGTAAACGATTGGTTGACAGGAGTTAGGCATGGACTTTACAGACATCCCGACTCCAATCCTGGTTAAGACATGGAACAACCTTACTCAGGGATTGGACAAGGTTGCCAAGTCCCTAGAGGATGGGACATTCCACGAAACAGGAGCTAAGGGTGCAGCTTCTCCTGCTCAGGCAGGACAGATGACCTTGTGGTTCATGTTCGCAGTAGATCAAGAGCTGGTCAAGCGCGGTGTAACTTCTCATCGCGCTTGACAGCGCATTCTAGATGAGATAGGATAGCACCATGATACAGAGACTTATACTGACCAGAGGGCTCCCTGCATCAGGTAAGAGCACCTGGGCAACCAACTTCATAGACGAAAACTCTGATACCGTTCGAATTGAACGTGATCTTCTACGCGATCAGCTTTTCGCTACTCGCTACAACCTGACATCAGATCAGGAGAAGATGATCGCCGAAGTTCAGTTCGCTATGGCTAAGGCTGCTGTCAAGGCAGGACGCTCCATCGTCGTATCTGACATGAACCTTCGCGCTCAGTACGTGCGTCAGTGGGCGAAGTTTGCCGCAGAAAACAGCCTAGAATTTTCTACAATTAAGTTTGACAACGTACCTCTAGACGAACTCATCAAGCGTGATAATTCACGAGACAATTCCGTTGGCGAGTCTGTTATTCGCATGCTATGGGATAAGTTCACCAGAAATGGCAAGGTTGCAGAAGTAGATGTTTCTAAGGAATTAAATAACCGTTTGGTTATCGAGCCTTATGAGAAGCAGCCTGAGCTACCTACTGCGATTCTGGTAGATATTGACGGCACTCTAGCTAAGATGAATGGACGCTCACCCTATGAGTGGAATCGAGTAGGTGAGGATGAGCCTGTTCAAGCTGTAATCGATGCTGTCCAAGCTGCGGCAGCTATGGGTGACTTCATTATAGTTATGTCAGGCCGCGACGGTTCTTGCCGTGGCATTACTGAAGACTGGCTGAACGCAAATCTTGGTGATTACTGGGATTACTTGTACATGCGAGTTGAAGGTGATGGCCGTAAGGACGACATCGTTAAGCTTGAGCTGTTCAACAAGTATGTACGTGATGTTTACGATGTCAGGTACGTTCTTGATGACCGCCGACAGGTGGTTGTTATGTGGAGGGCACTAGGTCTTGCCTGTTTTCAGGTTGCAGATGGCGATTTTTAGCAGTCATTGCCGATAGTATAGAGGAACTATCATCAAGAAAGGATACTATCGGCAATGACTGATCATGTTGTAAACATCCAGGAACTTATTAATTTACACTCTAAAGGTTTAGGAAATAGAGAAATTGCTAGGAAACTTAATGTGCCACACTGGTATATTGGAAGAATGTTGCCCAAGCTGGGACTTAAAACCAATAACCCTCGTGGCACTGCTCCTATAGAGGTAGCGCCTGGCATATTTAAATGTAAGTCTTGTGGTCAAGCCAAATCAAATATTGAATTTTCTCTAGTAAAATCTTTAGCTGATGGCAGGCGACTATCTACTTGTAAATCATGTAATGCGCAAAAAGCACAAGATAGATTAAAAGATCCAGTCAAATACTGGGCAGATCGTCAAAAGAGAATCATTAGCAGAACCAAGGGACTTACACCTAAAACTTACCTGACTGCAAATTATTTATACTCTCTTTGGCTTATTCAGCAAGGTAAGTGTTTTTATACAGATGAGCCTATAGAAATTACTCTAGGTGAAGGTTTAAAAAGAAATTCACCAAGCGTAGATAGGCTAATTCCTGATTTAGGCTATGTTGAGGGTAATGTTGTAATTTGCACTCACAAGGCTAATAGTGTTAAGCAAGATCTAACTTTGGCTGAAGTTGAAGCATGGTTACCAGGCTGGTATGCTAGAATTATGAGGTATGTTAATGATTAAAGTTGTGGCTATGTGGCGTAAGCTGGGGCTAACCTGTTTTCAGGTTGATTACGGCGCATTTTAACAAGCATTTTAGGTGTATATAGAATCATTATTGTGCCTTGGTTAACGGAGGTAATACGTGGTGCCCCGGCCATCCAGGAGAACTTGAGGAACTATGAAAACTTGGCAATGGGCCAGCATTATGTGGATTCTCTGTTTCATCTGCTTCTATGTATCAGGTGAAAAGTGGGAACCACTAATTTGTGGTTTTATTTTTAGTTGGATCGCAGTCATTTCTCTGCTACACCAAGAGGTATTTCCTAGATTGGATGGCAAGAAGTAATGCAAGATTGGCTTGGTAACGAGCTTGAGGTCGGTGGGCTCGTAACCTACTCTAGTAGTAGTACCAACACCGGCATGAATCTAGGTGAACTGCTGCACGCAGATGAGACTAAAATTCAAATCCGCGTGTGGCAGGTTACTCGTAAGAGTTACAGCAGGGCCGGAGAAACTTATAGTCCTGGAAAGATTGTAACTCTTCTCAACGGTAATGGCGCATACAGAAGTGTTACACGTTACTTTGGCAAAGTGCCGAATAGGAGTGATAATGGGTAATTTCGATCCTATGAGTCCTTTCAAGATGTCTACACGTATAGAGGTAGAAGCTGCTCAGTGGACAGGTGATAACCTGGACGAAATGAAGCGTCTGCTAGTCCCGTATGTCGAGGGCGATACTGAAGGACCGTTTGTTTACTCTGATTATGTCGAGCCTTACTATTTTGCCAGCTATAATATTTCGGGCGGCGGCTACAACATGCTGAAGTTCGGCTCATGCGGTGGACACGAAGTTGACCCTGGTCAGTGGGTAGTAGTCTACGATGATGGCGAAATTGAAGTCATGGACAACGAACAGTTCCAGAAGATGGGCTTTAAGTAATGGGGTATTACAGTAGAGCAAGAGGAGAAATTAACTTTTCTCCCGAGTTACCTCGCTATGCTACGCGAGGTAACGAAATAATTGTTAAGTACGTTAATAATGCAGATTACGATGTTTTCCTTGATCCTGATTGGTGTACTATTACTGCACCAGAGGATAGTTTTAAAGCCTACTGGATCGTTGACAATCTCAAGGAATTGGTTGCAGCTATTCTCAAGGTTAATCCTGACACCACGTTTTCAGGCTATATCGAGATCGAAGGTGAAGGTGACGGATCTGGTGAGCCTGACCTCTGGCGCTTGCGCATCAAAGATGGTAAGGTAGAAGAAGTTCGTCCGAAACTAGTATGGCCGGAGGATTAAGTGCCTAAAAGCAGAGCTTCTCGCCCTCAGTGTATGAAAGACATTCCCAACTTAAAGCCTGAGGCTAGAACCTCAAAGGCTCGAAAGTGCAAAATGCCTTTAGATGCTAACGGCAGATGCCCCGAGCATGGGTATGATACAGGCAGATGAAAGCTATCTGCTCAACCTGTATGGCTAGTTCAGGACAGAATCACAAGGATTGGTGCCACCAGCGAGGCAAGATGCCGATAGGGGTTGACAGGCCAAAGCTGGTGGTGCTACACTAGAACATGTACGGCACTCAAGGGATACCGCAGTAGCCCGATATCGCTCAAATTTATCGCAGCGAAGGGGTTGACAAACATCAGGTGTGACGAGTACAGTATAATAAGTAAGAGAGACTGAAGCGGCCATTCATTGAGCGCCAGTCTGAAACGACAGCAGGTTGTGTCTCTTACCTCATTCTGGTAGGGCAACTGTTGGCAGTTGCGCACGCCTGTTAAGCGTGTACCCCACTGGTTCGATTCCAGTTGCCAGAGCTTGTTAGACCCACCTCAGGGAACGAGGCGGTTTTTGTGAAGTTCACCGATATCAAACTTCAACCCTTCTCTAGGGGTTAAGTAGAGTGGCCTTAAGGGATAGTTTGCCAACTTATAAGATAAAGAACATGGTCCCCGCCGCCGGAGCGAAGAAGGATTCCTGTACCCTGCCAGGAAAGATGGGTGAAAGTCCCAAGCAGGACAACCTCGTATAGCTCGGTCTGGTTTGAGCACTCGTCTGATACACGAGCGGTCCTAGGTTCAAATCCTAGTGCGAGGACGCACTCCATGTTTATCCGAATGGACGAAGGCCATGTAGGATGGCTCGGATTACCCGTGTTAGTTTCCGTGCGGGTTATAAGTCCTGAAAGACGTCGCAGGCGAACGGGGACCAAAAACGCTGTGTAGGCCGAGCAGTTATCGATCGGCCCCAAGCTCCTTTAGCATAGTAGGTAGTGCACTCGGTTGAAGCCCGAGGCGGGTCGGTTCGATTCCGGCAGGGAGCACGCTTTCGGTGTGGTAAGGTAAAATCGATTAACTACTTACCTGCAACAGGCGGTTAAAGCTTAAAGACCGCATAACCGAATCCTGGGGGTATAAAGCGCCGCATCCAGGTAAACCAGCTCAGAGGAACTGTGTGTGGAGGTATCTCGAATGAGGTGTCTTCCGGGGCACTCTGAGCTTTTTAATCTTCTATCTCACAGTTCGGTCTTAGACGCAGAAAGATAGTGTCAGGCTCCGATAGTATCTGGGAAGCAGAGCCAACACACAACAGTTGACCCTAGCAGAAATTAGGCTAGGGTCTTCTTTTATCTATAGAGGAGTTTTCATATGACTGATGAGCCAAATTGGGGTCCATCTGGACAGGTGGTTTTTGAAAGATCTTATAGCAGGACAAAGCCTGATGGATCTAAGGAAAGCTGGTTCGAAACTACTGATCGAGTAATCAAAGGAAATCTTGGTCTAGTCTACGGAACTCCTGATACATGGAGTGATTCTGTCAGATTAGAGTATGACATGCTCAAGCAGATGATGGATGACTTCCGAATCATCCCAGGAGGGCGTCATCTATGGGCCTCAGGTGTCCAGGGGCGTCAGTTTTTATTCAACTGCCACGTCTCCCACTGGAACGAGAAATTAACTGATCATTTCGATTTCACCTTCATGCGCCTTATGGAGGGCGGGGGAGTAGGAACTAACTATTCCACCAAGTACATTGATAAGTATGAAGCACCTAAGCGTGAGCTGAAGGTGCATATTGTTTGTGATCCTAATCATCCTGATTACCAGAAGATGCAGGATGCTGGCGTATTATCTACAGAATTCTCCCATGAATGGGCAGGAGCATTTCAAGTAGGAGATAGCCGTGAAGGCTGGTCAGAAGCTATGTGTGATCTGATCGAGACTTATTTCTTAGACGACGTTAAGCATTACGATCGCGTATACAACGTTACTGGTGTTCGTGAAGAAGGTAGGCCGCTAGTATCTTTTGGAGGAACAGCCTCCGGACCACTTCCTTTTGCTATTATGCTTCATGAAATTAGTGAGGTAATCAATAAGCGTGTAGCTACAGGTGAGAAGCTTAACCCTATCGACATGATGGAAATCGATCACAGCATGGCTTGCTGTGTTGTTTCTGGTGGAAACCGCCGTTCAGCACGTATGGCTATGGTTGCCTGGGACGATCCTTACGTCATAGAATTCATCAACTGCAAGCAGAACACAGGTAAGCACTGGACTACTAACATTTCTGTCGTAATCGATGATGAATTTATCGAACTACTTAATTCAATGCAGGGGCCTTATCTTGTTAATGACGTAGATTTACGTAAGGCTACACGTGCTCAGGAAGTCTATAAAGCTGCTGTCACTGGAATGCTTAGGGACGGAGAGCCTGGTTTCTGGAACCACTCACTTTCTCAGCATGGTGAAGTAGCAGAAGTAGTCTGCACAAACCCGTGTGGTGAAATCACCTTACAGGAGTGGGAAGCTTGTATTCTAGGACATGTAAACATGGATGCGTTTGCACCTTCACAGCCAGATCAGACTTTTGATATCGATGGAATGATTCTAGCTCATCAACTTATGACTAGATTCCTTATTCGTGCATCATTTGGCGATAAGGCTGATGTTAAGCAGCAGGATATGGTTAATCAGAACCGTCGAATTGGCGTCGGGCATTTTGGTGTGCAAGGTTTCCTTAACAAGCTGGGAATTAAGTTCAGCAAGGCACCTAAAGGCAATTTCTTCCCTAGTCTGCTAGCAGATTTGTACAGAACAGTAAGAACTGAGGCTCGTGACTACGCATTCGAACTAAGGATTCCTGAGCCGGTTAAGGTTACTACAATCGCACCAACAGGATCTATTGCTAAGCTGGTAGGTGCTAGTGAGGGAATTCACCCTATCTACGCTAAGTACTTCCTACGTCGCATTCGTTTCTCCACCATCAATCAAGCAGCAAAGATTCAAGAATTTGTCGATCAGGGCTATGAGGTAGAAGATTGTCTCTACTCTGCTAACACTAAGGTTGTCACATTCCCAACCAAAGAGCTGCTGGTAGAGCAGGTTGAATCATTAGGTTTCAACCCAGAAGAAATTGTAGAGTCTGCGGATGAGATCAGTCTAGAAGATATGCTTGCATTCCAGGCGATGTATCAGAATCACTACGCAGACAACGCGGTAAGCTTTACAGTCAACGTACCAGAAAACAAGTACGGGATTGATGAGGCGATGCAAATTCTGGTTAAATACTTGCCAGAATTGAAGGGTACTACTATAATGGTGGATGGAACTAGACCACAAGCTCCATATTCTCGTGTGTCAAAAGCGGAATATTTAAACCTAGCTAGCCCTAAAACAGTGCAGGATAGTTTAGATGAATCCTGTTCTACGGGGGCCTGTCCGATCCGCTAAACTAAGAAAGTAAATACCATGATTGATGCCTGGCTTAAACGTTGGAGAAGATTTTTATTGAAGTACATTCTCTTTAGGCCAGGCATCATTTATGCGTATAGTTGCATAGATCCTAAAACTGCTCAGAGAGAGTGGTGGGCATACGTAGGAAAGACCCGGCAAACTTTAGCTGAGAGACATGCTCAACATATGGGAACCTCTCCAGTTAGAGGTAAAAGGATTGCACAGCCCTGGTCTGACCTATATCCTGAGGTAAGAGTTGTTTATGAACTTAAGTGCCCTGAGTTTGTGCTGGATATCCTCGAAAAGTGGACTATTAAGATCAATAAACCCCTGTACAACTATATCTACAATACAAAGAATCCTCGTAGAATTCCGAAATATCAGGCCGATCAAGAAAGATACTATAGGGACTTGCACCGAGGGCGAGACCGTGCTAGGCTGTGGTTATGACAAAGTTCCCGCCTCCAGTATGTAAGTGGGGCTACACAGATGCCCAGATTCGTGAGATCATGGGCGACAGGTACGCAGAATTCGTAGGCTGGATGTCTGGTCAGACCATGGCCCTATGCGATGGACTCGAATACAATCACGACAAGAGGGAATACATCCAGTCTTGTGAGGTAGGTCACGGTCCGGTAACGTATGGTTGGGATATTCTCAGATTCCTTGAAGGCTTGCCAGTCATAGATTGATATGATAAGATGTACGCAAGTAGTACATCACTGCCTCATTAGTTTAATGGTTTAGAATAACTGTTTTGTACTCAGTTGGTGAGGGTTCGATTCCTTCATGAGGCTCCAATGTTCGATAATTACCGAACGCCGAACAACAGGAGGATTACATGACTAACCGGATATAAGTGCAAAGGTTGCACTTCTGGAAGGAAATCATGTCTAAAACCTATAAGACTGACCCTGCGTGGGTTAAGCTTCGCCGTAATACTCGTGGTCGTATAGAAAAGCACAATCATGAAGACGGCACTTGTAACTTTGATGAGTGGGTTAACAACCCTGGTAAGACTTTCTCTTACTGGCCCCGTAAGTGCGGCTATACTGTAAGCTATTATGGTTGGCACGGAGGCTTTTTCGCTCGTCCTCCGCATGGACGTGAATATCGTCGTCTGTTTGAAGGTAGTATACGTACAGGTTGGCGCAAGGCTCGTCAGGACATGCTTAAACTGTCTCGTGAAGACATCGAAGACTACGATGTTAAGAGTTACCAGCATCGTCATTCCGCTCTCTGGGAGCTTTACTGATTGGCATTTAAACCTCCTGTAGTTGATCCGATATCTTAAGTAGATAGATCAACTACAGGAGGTTTTTTATGGCTAACCCAGTCATTCGCGGTGTAACAGTCAAATACGCCAACAACCGAGGATACAAGTTGCCGGGAGAGGCTGCTGAGATTTTTGTCGATGCAGTTGACGCAGATAGTGTTACCGTAACTGTAACCTTGACAGTTAGAGACACCGAAGGCAACACCTCAGCTCCACAGACTGTTGAAATTGTGCAGAGTGACCCTCTCACCTATGAAGCTACCGCAACAGGTGCTACTGTAACTCAAGATCCTGCTATGCCTAATCACTTCTTTGTAGTGTGAGGTGAAATATGCCTTCACGTACAATAGCAGTAAAGGTTACTGTGAAGGATCGAGCAGGAAATTCTGTTTCTTCTACAGTAGATGTACTAGAGCAAACTCCTAATACTATAGTAGCTGGAGGTTACTATGTAACCGGTAATGGTGACATGCGAGCAGACACAGTAAATCAGGGCATGAATTTAAGATCTTTTACTCAGTATCACTCATTCGCTGATGCTAATACAGTACCAGGATGGAATAGAGATTATCTTAAGACCTTTGTAACCCAAGGAATTTGGGGAAACTTTGTCTTAGAGCTAAAACATTATGGAGCTGCTGCCGGGCCGCAGACAATTAACGGTAAGACTGTTCCAGCACCTAACATGACTATTCAGCAAAGATCAGGAACTACCTGGCCTCCTGCTTATGGGTATGGTCAAGTAACCTCTGGAGTATGTAATCCGCTTTTTGAGCGTGCGGTCGCACAAATTAATGCAATGCCTGGAACTGTTCCATTCAACATTCAATTAGCATCTGAGTTTGATACAGATCATGAATTTGGTATTACAGAGGCTGGTGTAGCATATACTTGGGCTCAGGCCGATGCGAGAGCTATCCCAGCAATCAATTACATAATAGATTTCATGAAAGCTAGAATTACTAGACCTAATGTGACTTTTACTATAGGTATGGGGGGGTTCGATAGACCTTCTTGGCTGCGTATGCATCCAGAAAGCTTGGCTAACAAGGTAGACTATTTGCAATGGAACGTATACCGTCGTGCAGCTAATGAAACAGCTTACAATAGATTTATGCGCACTAAAATTTGGACAGACGCTGATTTAGGTCCATTGTTCCGTAAGAAAGACATTCTGATCGCGGAATGGGGTACACCTATGAGTTTAGGTGACCAGGCTACTTGGATCAGAACCGTATCAGCAGCTATCGACAGAATTAATAGTGAAGCAACTACTGGTAAGATTGTAATGACCAACTACTTCAATTCTAACGATGGATGGGCTACACTTAACCCTAAGCAAGCAGGTCTTGATGCTCTGAAGCTGATCTACGGGCAGACCCCCTACAAAGGATGAATTAATGGAAGATTGCACCATCTGTAATGGTAAAGGTTGGCGTTGGTGGTATGGCGGCCAAAAGAAATGTGATTACTGTGTTAACGGCAAGGTCAAGACTAAGAAGGCTTGACAGAGCTGTACGTATGATGTAAGATGGTTGCAGTGAGGGAGCAAGGATTCGCTGGCCTTAGGATGACAGCCGAAATTGGTTGAGACCATTTAGTTCAGGTTCCCTCACGTAATGCCCTTGTATCGGGGCTGCCTCCTAAGCAGTTTACCGTAATGGATGATGTGGGTTCGATTCCCATCAAGGGTACTTTAGTGGTAGTTTAAAGTTAGAACGGGCCTTTATTGCTAGGTCTGGTTCAGGTAAACGTCAGATCGTATGCTGATACTATTCCTGATCACTAAGCCAACTAAATGAAGGATTCAGCGTGAGACGACCTGCTCCTTCGGCATGATTTAAGTACAGTGAGGCTAGCTGTATACTAGATTATGTGATGGTCGGACTATTGGTTCGTAGTGTAATTGGCAACATATCTGGTTCTGACCCAGAAGATTTCAGGTTCGAGCCCTGACGAATCAGCAAGATAGGTAGTCGGACGGGGCTACCTATCTCCTTACCGTCCTGAGGAGAAAAATGAAATATTGTAGTGGGTGCAAGGAAACAAAAGATTTTTCTGATTTTAACAGAAAAGGTCAAGGATATCAAGGTAAATTTAGGATATGTACTAGGTTAAGCTATAAAAAATATTATTACTCTAACCCTAAAGAACGTGAACGTCTTGTAGCACGAAATGCAACAACTCGTGAAGTTGTAAGAGAACATATTAGAAATGCCAAAAACAAACCTTGCACTGATTGTAATGTGCAGTATCCTTATTATGTAATGCAGTTTGATCATATAGGTGAAGATAAAGAACATACAATTGCTAGGTTAGTAAATTATACAAACCTAGCTATGATTGATGCTGAAATTGCTAAGTGTGAAGTAGTTTGTGCTAACTGTCATGCAATAAGAACTTGGCAGCGTAATCAATTATAATAGTATTGCCCGGTAGACAAATTGGCAAAGTCACCTGTCTTTGAAACAGGAATTTTTCTAGGTTCGAAGCCTAGTCGGGCAGCGCTCCGTTTTTGATAGTTTTACGAAGACGCATGTAAAGTCCAGAGTGGTATGCCCCTAAAAAGGTTGTGTAGTCATATAAAACTATCATCTATCGCCTGGATGGTGTAAGCTGAAAGAGCCAGCCGGAAGGCTTGAGTAAGCCTATTGGGTAGCACACTTACCTGTGAAGTTCGAAGTTCAGGTTCAAATCCTGATCCAAGGCGCAACTAAGGAAACGTTATGAAGGCTAAGAAAGTAACTTTCAAGAGCAAGACTAAGAAAACTAAGCACTTCTTGGAATGCTATATTGTTAGGTATCCCAAAGATCCTGAAAGGTATTGCACCTGTATGAGCTGGGGACCAGAAATATGAGCAAGTACAAGATTATCAAGCGAGTAGATTATACTCTTTATGCCTATCCGTTTAACAGAGATGGTAGAAAAGTAAAATTTGGCAAGAGCTGGTATGGAGTTTGCCCTTACTGCGATAAACTAATCAAGGGAGCTAGCTCCGGTTATCATATCAACTACTCTGCAACAAACACTCGAAAGACTGCTAAGGATGCTCTGTACCGACACATCTTGGTAGAGCATTCCTGATTAAGCAAGCCGGGCCTGGTTGGGTCACTGAAGTGGCAAGTACCTACAGGCGTGCATAGGCTGTATATCTCTCCTATCAGTTCGCGCGAGATAGTGACGTATACTGACCCTGCAAGGACTGAGTGGTTCGATTCCGCTCCTCGGCACTTCGCACAAACGAAAGGCAATACCATGTCCAAGAAGCACAGCAATTGAAGAGTAAATTCTGGACCTATCCCTAAGGGTGCTAGGAAAGTATTGAGTGTATCAATTCATGATTGTCGCGTAGATACTTTCCGTTCTGGTGGAAAAGGTGGACAGAATCAAAACAAGAGAGAAACAGGCGTAAGAGTAGTTCATGAACCTTCTGGCGCTGTAGGTGAATCTCGTGAAGAACGTTCACAACTACAGAACAAGAAAGCAGCTTTCAGGCGTATGGTCGAAAGCGATAAGTTTCAGCTCTGGTTACGCTTGCAGTTAGGTCACATAGCTTTACTAGAAGACCAAATTTCTCGAAACCTCGAAAATGAAGTAAAAGTAGAGGTTAAACGCAATGGACAGTGGGTTACTGTATAAGACTTTGGCCTAGTTTTGAGAAGGAGTTGCACCAAGAATACACCCTCAAAACTGAGTAAGGATTAACCACCCCCGATTCGATCGGGCTCTGGGGCCGCCGTAGGCAGTGGACATATCAGACCAAAGCTGGTAAGGTTTACAGGTAGTGGGGAGGGGAACCACGACTACCAACTAAGCTCCCTTCGGGGAGCTTCTTTCGTCTTAGGAGAAACTTTATGAAAGCATTTATTGTATCAAGTCTTGAGCGCATATGTGATTGGGTAGATATTGTTGTTATAGATAGATTGCCTGAGAAACTACAGGTTAAATGGCATCACTATCCAACTCTATTATCTATTTATCTCGATGCCCGCTGGAAGACAGGTGAATGGAAGTGAACCTCGCTCTTCGATACCGTCCTAAGCAGTTCAGTGATGTTGTAGGACAGAATTCTGTCAGCGTCATCTTGAACGCTATGATCGCTAAGAACAGCCTCTCACAGGTTTTATTATTTACCGGGCCGTCTGGTGTAGGTAAGACCACCATGGCACGTATTGTAGCCGCTCAGCTTAATTCTGAGGCGGCGGAAGACGTACATGCAGGAACACATCCAGCGGTACTAGAGATCGATGCTGCGTCTAACGGTAATGTAGATGCTATTCGTCAGCTTAAGAGGGATCTTAACTTCTCTATTCCAGGACATCGAGTAGTTATTATCGATGAGGCGCATGCAATGAGCGCAGAGGCGTTTGCAGCGTTACTAAACCTACTGGAATTTCCTCCAATAGGTGTTACCTTCATCCTGATTACTACCGAAGTCCATAAACTACCTATAACTATTCGCCACAGGCACACACAATTCCAGTTCAAAAAGGCTAGCGTAGTCTCTCTGAAAGAGAGATTGACCTATGTAGCCTCTCAAGAGGGTATTGAGATGGCCGAGGATCTGCTAGAATTGATTGCTCAGCGCTCCGAAGGTTCATATCGAGAGTCTATGATGCTGCTAGAGCAACTATCCGCAGCTAATATTACTACAGTAGAGGAATTCAATGACCTTCAGGGGGAAGTTGATTATGGCCCCACCTTATTGCGTGATGCTCTCAATGGGCCGTCTAGTGCTTTGGACAGCCTCGAAAGCATCCTGCGTTACACAAATCCAGAGGAGGTTTCTGGAAGGCTAGTTGAAGCACTGCGTGATCTCATGCTGATTAAAGGTGGAATCGAACCTGAATTCAGCGGTGAGATGCTACAAGCTCGTACAGAAATAGCTAGCAAGCTAGGATCTGCTCAGATTCTCAAGTCTATCCAAATTGTTTGGGATCTAGAGACAAAATTGATCAACGCTGATCGTGTTCGTGGCCTAGAAATGGCTATGTCGCTGATCGGGCAAATATTCTGCCCCGATGTAGCTACTACCGCACCAGCTCCAAGTAGTGCTCGAATGAGTCTAGCCGCTATGAAGGGCTACAACAAAAATTAAACTTGACAGAATTAGAAGTCAGGAGTAGACTCAAGCCATGAACATCGAAAAGCTAATCAAGGAAGCTATGGCTCGAATGATCGAGCGCAAGAAGAACATCGAAAGCGTAGATGTTCACTGGTGGGAAGAGGAAACTTCTGGTGGTTTCGATGGTTGCGATACTTGCGGATACGGTGCAAGCAGCCCTTATGAAGTGCACATCTATTACACCTCTTCATCCAACAGCACACCTACTTATTTCTACTACGATGGAAGCTTCGGCGAATTGATCAAGGAGTTGAGCACAGATGGCTAACCTGAACGATGCATTACTAGAAGCTATGACCAAGGCTCTCGGGCGTTGGGGATTTTCTGGTGTAACAGCAGTAGCTTATAAGCAGGATGAACGATCTGAAGGCTATTGTGACACCTGTTACCATGAGTACACTGTGGTAACCATTACCTACAGGACAGCAGACGGGTCTTCTGGTGTGTACGAGTATTACGGAGATTTCGGCGAACTAATTAGGGAATTGACAAATGAGTGAGTCATTACGACTAGCTCGTGAGATTATGGCTCTGGTGGATGAGACTCCGTCAGAGCCATTCTCATATGAGCGCAAGGTACTAGAAGAGAAGCTTCAGGATAGGATTGCACAATTCGTTTATGAAGTGGAAGAGCAGTCAAAGACAGATTATGACCTTGGCTACGAGGATGGCTATAATGAAGGCAACCGCGATGGACGAGATGAGGTAGACGACGCCATCAACGATCTTGAGAACGAAATTGAAGACCTGAAGAGGGACATCGAAGATGCCCGAGAGTCTGGCTATCGTGAAGGGTTTGACACCGGCTACGCAACAGCCAAGACAGAGTATGACAATTAGGAGGACAAATTGTTGAAGTGGTATTACTATGTCCTATTCAGTGTCGTAGGACTTATTGCTTTGTCTATGACATGGTGGTCTATGTTCGATCTGGCTGTCCATACCTTGTCCGTACCTGTCCTAGTCGCTGTCGGAGGGTCATTGCTGTTTGACCTAGGCGGTGTCTACCTGATTCTTTTGTCCATCAAGTATGCTACGACAGATGATTCAGGTTTCTGGACAGAATTAGGTGCATATCTGTTCATCGGAGCTAGTGCTTGGGTGGTTTATCAGCATGGTGTTCTAGAAGGATATCCTCTTGCTGGTGTGCTGTTCTTCGCAGCAGCTCCAGTAGTATTAGGTATTATCCTTAAAGCTACCTTGCAGTATCTTACTCGACAGCAACGCAGAAGTGCTGGTAGGGTTACTGAGAGGCTTCCTAGTGTAGGCTGGTTTACATGGGTTCGTTACGGCCCTCAAGCTTGGCGATTGATGAGTGTAGCTATGCAGGGGCGCTTGGTGAATGCAGCAGATAGGCTTGAGATCAAGCAGGATCGCCATGGCATCTTTGGACAGCCTGAGACAATTGTTGAGACACCAGCAATTAAAGCTGAGGTACACGTTGAGACACAGGACAAAAAGCCGGAACAATTGCCTGAGCCTGTCTCCAAGCCTGCTTTAACAAGTGGGGACAAGTTGTCTTTGCCTGTCTGGCTACCTAATGAGCCAGACATGAAGCTTGCGACACTAGTCAGGACATGTTTCGACAACGGTGTCTTTGACATTGAGACAATTTACAGGTATGCTATGGACATCAAGGGACCTGAGGTCAACAAGATGACCTTGGTCAAGACAATCTCAAGACAAAAGGCTAAGACAATATGAGAATTGGTTGGGACTTCGATGGAGTTCTTTATCGTTTTACCAAAGCTTACCACTCTTGGATGAATGAACGCCATGGTATGGACCTTGATGTAGAAGTTGAGGCGCTTACCTGGGATTGGTTCGAAGAGTGGCAGACGATAGAGGAGTTTCTCCAGTGTATGGATGATGCAGTAGACGCTAAGCATCTATTCTGGACTGGAGAGCTATACGAGCCTGAAATTCCTGAGTACCTACATAAGCTGAAAGCTGCTGGACATACAAACCATCTCGTAACACACCGATTTTCTGGTGTCCTGGAGTGTCCACAAGCCGCTACCAGGCATTTCGTTGAAGAAAATGGACTTGTCTTCGACTCTGTCCAGTTCTCTAAGGACAAAACCGTAGGACAAACGGATGTCTTCATCGAGGACAATTTAAACAACTATGATGCGCTAGAGGCAGCAGGAATCAAGCCATTTTTGATTAATAGGCCCTACAATCAGGTCGATGGTGATAATCGTAGGCGCGTAAACAGCGTACGAGAGTTCACAGATTTGATTTTGGAGCAAAAATGGCAATCATTAGCTTGTGTTTAATAGGTTTAGGGCTTCTTCTCACGGTAGAGGGAGCCCTAAACGGCTCTAAATATGATTGTTGGCTGGTCGTAGTAGGGCTTATTTTAGCTGTCTTAGGAGTATTATGTACACTAAGCCTCGTCTTATAGCTACAGAAGATGCTAAATTGCTCATTTCTAGGCTTGAGAGTCCAGAAATGACCTGGAATGACAGTTTTGAACTGCTCAGACAGCATTTAGGCAAATATAGTATCTACGCAGATGACAACCCTGTCACTCATTATAGTGTATACAGGTACTTAGCACGATGTTTAATCTGTCAGAATCACGAAACTGGACAGTTCAGCACCCAAAACCAGGCCAAGCATGAGCATTTTAAGCATTGTGCCATCGAGCATGGTTATGTGTTTCCTGAAAACATCGTGTTGAGGGTCGAAGATGAGGATTTGCAGCAGGTTATCATCCTCAGCCAGCTCTATGGCCTGCCTTTGCCGCATATTCAATGCTCAAAACGCTGTATCAAGCAGTTCAGGGACGATAATGGAGTGCTAAAGCAGGTCTGTGCGGTACATGAGGGCAACAACTATCAAGAAAAATTCAACATGATGTTTTTATAGGAGTCCCATGAAATATCTCTTACCTATCATAGCTTTATCGTGCAGCTTATTGGCTATATCAGTAGTCAGTTATGCTGCATATTTGACTGTCGCTGATTCTGCGTTCTGGGCTATTGCGTTTTTTGGAGTCCTACCTATTTCGGTGCTTTGTGTACTAGTAACCAGCGCGGCCTTCAGCGCTGTTAAGGATTATTAGTTGACATTTGCAATAGTTGCCGTGTATTATGTTTCCTATGCTCATCCCATTAAAAGGGGGTGTAAGAACTAGGAGATTATCTTGGCTACAAATACAAGAAATATTACAGTAAGCAAAGATGAGTATGCTCTGTTCGGTAAGGCGTTGCCGTATATTGCAATGGCTATCGGGGCAGGGCTACTATTTTTGATGGGTATCTTCCTACGTGGAGGTATCTATATGCAGAACAAGACAGGTGAAGTACCCTTCGAGGAATCTACCAAAATCGTTACTTGGGCAGTTTTGATTGTAGGTACGATCCTATGTGCCATCGCATGGAAGTTGTTCAGCCAGCGTCGCGGTCTCTTTATAGCTCCGCATGCTACTATAACTACTGCCTTCGCACATATATGGTTGATCATCGCTTTATGGGAAGATATGGGTGACTTCATTTTCGGAGCGGTAACCTTCAACGTGTATGTCATAGGGGCATCTGCTATCATCATTTCCTGGTGCATCCGCAGATGGGCATTCCGTGATGATTTCGGCGCAGAAAACGCTGGTGAAAACCCATTTGAGGCTATCGGTTTAGGTGATGCAAGAATCGATAAGGCTAATTCTAAGGCTATTCCTTCCGGGCATAAGTTCCGTCTAAAGCTACCTTTGGGTAAGACTATCGAGGATGCGCTTAAAAATAGAGCTGAAATTGCTGCCATCGCAGGTAAGCCTAGGGAATTGGTTCATGTCACCGAGACTGAAGACGGTGTAGAAGGTCAGGTGGATGTCACTATTCTAAAGGCTGATCCGTTTGGTAGCAGGACCAACTGGCAAGGCCCGGATTATCCTGGAGATTCTATTGTCTCTCCTATTACGTTTGCGACCTACGACATAGGTACACGTCCTGAGTTGTACATTGCAGGTAAAAATGGGGCCTCATCCCAGCACTTCTTGACTATGGGTATGAGTGGTTCTGGTAAATCCAAGGCTTGGCAGGTTATTTACGGTACGGTACTCAACCGTAAGGATGTGTCTGTCATCTATGCTGATCCTGCTAAAGGTATGCAGACAGGTGGTCCTCTAGCCGCAGGTCTAGAATGGTTTGCCACCACCGAGGATGGCTGTATGGAGATGATTGAAGCAGTCATGAGGGCTATTCCTGCAAGAACTGATTATCTGACCTCTAAAGGTCTTGACCATTGGGTTCGTGGTTGTGGTCTTAATTTCATCATCTTCCACCTGGAGGAAGCTGCCAGGTTTGCTAAAGTCGATGATCTTATCGAACTTATCGAAGCTGCGCGTAGCGCCGGTATCTCTATCGTAGTAAGCCTTCAGAGAGCTACCAACGACAGGTTGAAGACTTCCGCAAGGTACAATCTTGGTGCTAATATGTGTTTCGGTGTGAAGATGAAGACAGATGCTCGATTCGGCTTGTCTGAAGCTGCTATCGATGCCGGAGCACAGCCTCACTTGTGGCAGGACCGTTTTCCTGGTAGATTCTATCTTGAGGCGGCAGGCCAGGATTTCAAGTTAGCAGGTCACCCGCTACAGACTGATTGGATCGATACTCGCAGGTTAGAGCAGGAGGTAGATGCAGGCTATACTATCAGAACTCCTCTTGACGATACTACCGCAGATGCCCTAGGCCCGGCTTATCGTGCATATCGCCAGGCTGTTGCAGAAGGTACCACCAATTGGCAGGAGCTTCGTAGAAACCGTGGTCACGATGGTAATACCTGGGAGATGGGATCTACTATTCCTTCTACAGCAGAAAACAGCACACAAGAGGAATTGCCTTTTAACGTAGAGGTAGTAGAAGATAGTAAGGAAAAGACCGTAGCTCGCGTATACGGATTCCAGACACCGGTGGAGGAAACTCAAGCAAGGCGTCAGCACCTTACAGATATCATCGATGATTTCGAACGCAACGGTAAGATGGAGTTCAGTCCAGCAGATATCAAGGCGGCCGGATTTGAAGGAAGATCTAATGCTTGGATCACCGGAGAGTTGAAGAAGCTGGTCAAGAATGGTAGGCTTACAGGAGGTTCTCAGAGCGGTTTTTACAGAATCATTCAGTAAGTATTTCATAGATAATTCAATAATGTTTCACAGATGGTTTTATAGATCATTTTACCGGTGAAATACCAGAACAAGAGGTCCATAGCGGGCCTGTGGTATAACCCGGGCGATGGAACCATATAGAAATAGGAGTCCCATACACGTGGGACTCCTATTTTTTATTGCCACAAAGCCTGCGTTTGCCACGATATGGCAATTCTTGTCTAAGTCTGTATGTTGATAGGTAGACCATTTCTCCTGGTTATGGAATTACGATATACTAGTCAAATGGTAGGAATTAACTATATCCAAACTCCCTAGCTATCGCGGGCCTATGCGAAATTGCACCTAAATTGAGGAGTGTTTTTGGCAATCCCCATTTAGGTGCAATTCCTATTCGCTTATTATCAACTTATTACTTGCGATTCTTGTAGCACCGATCAAGCCATTCCCAATCGCTTTCCTTGACGCTTTCGAATGGCATCATATCGTTGCATTCCTGCGCGATAATGGTGCCCTTCTGTGTCGTATGCATCTGAACACACAGAGCCTGCATACGATTGGCCTGCGTCACCAGGGCACAGTCACCACTGATGACACTAGTACCGACACCGTTGCCCATGTGCTGTGCATCCCATAGGCACAGAGCCTGTCCAGCGCCATCCTCCGTCACGCATGCGGGCAGGGTAGGGGTAGGACCAGGGGTAGCGTATTCGAAGCGCTCAGGCTCGCTCTGAGAGGGCGCAAGAGCTACGTACGCCAGGAACACCAGGGCAGCCAGAAGTACAGCTTTGACAGTATTAACGATCAGACGGACCAGCATGGTACGTATCTCCCTATATGGTGGGCAGGGACCTAACTTAGCATCCCTGCCCTAGCTGCGTCTACGCGGGGATCAGGGTCCATGTCCACGTGTCGCGGCCGATGGTACGCGCCTGACGGTTGTACTGCCATCCCGTAGTGCTCAGGCTGTACATTTCGTGGAGCGTGTTGATGGCCTGCGTACGGGGCATCGGCTCACCGATGATCTCGCCGTACTCCGCACCGTTCCACGATTCGAACCGGATGCGTACAGGATTCATGATGACTCCTCAACTAGGTGATACACGTAGCCTACAGCATGGGCGCAGCTATGGCAAGTTGTGTTAGCCCGCTCTGTAGCGGTTACGTCTGCCTCGCTGACACCACAAACATTAGTCGCTGAACAGTTAAGTGTCAACAACTACTTTGCGTAATGATCCACAAGCTTTGCCGGCTAGGTGCGAGACCACATTTGACCTGGGGAGGATGTAGGTACAATACTACAATGCAACTACAGAGAGTAACTAAAAGTGTTGATCATGCTGAACAGTTAAGTTCCAGGAGACAGAAAAATGATCAAGGCTCTGATCAGGGACAACACCCTGAGAGGCTTTCTAAGAGGCTGTATTAGCCGTAGGTAGGTAGAGGTATGGGTCTGAGGGTATTAGGCGCTCAATAAAGCTCTGAGGGGCCTTAAAGGGGCCATCCTGAGCTATGCCATGCCCTAGGTTCGCTTCTGAGTGCTGTCTTCTGGTGAGCTTGGTTGGTATGAGGCAATGTATCTACATCGGTCTGTAGGAAAATCCCAATGCTCACACACACGCTATTGGGAGACGTCTGGGAAGGGGTTGAGAGTGGTTGAGAGAGAATGAGGGCACACAAGGAAAGACCCTAACTGCCGATAGATATAGAGAGGGTCTTTAAGGAGAATGACAATGACATGGACACACCGCATTATGCGCGTAAATGAGCTAACTAAGACTGGCGATTGCCTCAAGTGTGGCAATGACGTTCCTATGTACTTCCGTCCGTCTAAGCAACTATGGATATGCAAGGCAGCAAAGTATGGCTATGACAAAAAGAATGTCAGCCGTACAACCATTCGCAATGAGCTAATGGAAAAGCAGAATGGTAAGTGCGCTATCTGCTCTATCGAATTAGACAAGCCAGTATTAGATCATGATCATACGACAGGCTATGTGCGTGCCGTTCTATGCGAGCACTGCAATAAGGGCCTAGGTCATATGAGAGACAACCCTGAGCTATTAAGGCTTGCCGCTGCCTATCTGGAAACGCAAGCCTCACGTACTGATGAGAGAGTGCTGTATCAATGGTAAGGCCCTAGATCACAATGATCTAGGGCCTCTCTCTATTCGGCTCTTAGAACTTGCCTGCGCAGATCGGGCCGATTCCCGCATCGATGCTTTCCTGCTTGGTAAGTTCCCGTCCGCACTGGCAGCACTGTCCGGTACGACGACCGTATTCCTTAGC